TGGACAGGAAGACCGTCAGGTGAGACACAAACTCTGTGTCCTGACCCTTCAAATCTACTGAATTTAGGAGAACAATGATTAAATTTAATTTGAAAAGATAATTATATAGAGGAAAATTTATGTCATTCGGATACGCACCACTCGCACCACTCGTACAGGACCATAAAGATGGCTTTATGCTCACCAAGACGTTTCAACAAAACGCCGTTCAAAATTTGAAGATGTTTATACTAACGAGTCCTGGGGAGAGGGTGATGATTCCGGACTTCGGACTAGGGATCAGAAGAGAGTTGTTTGAGAATGACACACAGGACCTAAGAGAGGATATTAGGATCAGGATTCTGGAGGGAGTCGCTGAGTATTTACCTTATATTCAAATTTTTAATATAAACATCGCGAGTGTGGATGACGAGCAGGCTTTGCATACTATTTCACTACAAATTGATTTTGGAACAACAGTTAGGAGTCGAAGTAAACCACAACGTCTCAACATTGAATTATAGGAAAATTTCTAATGGTAAAAAAGGTGACACCAATAAAATATACGTCTCGTGACTTTGATAGCATAAAAGATGCTATCGTTACGCATGCGAAAAGGTACTTCCCAGACTCGTTCCAGGATTTTTCGGAGGCGTCGTTTGGCGCGTTGATGGTTGATGCGGTTTCTTACGTCGGGGATGTTCTTTCTTTTTATCTTGACTACCAAGCAAATGAGTCATTTTTAGATACAGCAATTGAATCAAACAATGTTATCAAGATTGCCAAGCAGATGGGATATAAATTTCGCAATCACTATACGTCTACTGGCACTGTTTCATTGTTTGTTAGAGTGCCAAAAGTTTCAAGCGGGTATGGGCCAGATCCTGATTACATGCCCATTCTTAAGCGCGGCACCACTTTTAGCACACCGGCAGGCAACACTTTCACATTGACCGCAGACGTTGATTTCTCTGACTCTGATAACCGAGTTGTGGTTGCGACTGTCAACACGACAACAGGAGAGCCAACTGCATATGCCATACGGGCTTATGGGGAGGTAGTCTCGGGAGAGTTTGTTAGAGAGACTATTCCTGTTGGAGATTTTGTCTCACTTCGCCGGGTGTATCTTACATCAAATATGTTGACGGAGCTGGTAAGCGTTTTTGATTCTGAGGGACATGAGTATTTTGAGGTCGATTATTTGTCGCAGGACATAGTGTATAGGTCTATCCTAAACCGTATTGACACCTCCAGCAACGCACCAAAGTACTTGCTTAAGCCTAAATCAGTGCCGCGTAGGTTTACTATTGAGTACGATGAAGGCAATGACGTTTATTTACAGTTTGGTTACGGATCTGATAGCACCCTACGAAATGAGTCGTTAAAATCGGCCAGCGATGTTGTTCTGAAGAGGGTTGGGAGAGATTATCAGGCGTCGCCCAATTTTGACCCTTCTAACCTGGTAGAGACGGATAAACTAGGTGTTGGACCAGCTAATACTACGCTTACTGTCATCTATAGAAAGAATTCTAGAGATTCTGTAAATGCGCCAGCAAACTCTATCAATACTTCTGCTAACGCTATTTTTGAGTTTCCCACGACAAATATAAATTCTGCCACCCAACGGACTGTGCAAGATTCTATGGAAGTTAATAATGCTTCTCCAATTGTGGGAGATATCTCTCTTCCTTCTATTGATGAAATAAAGATTCGCGCTAAGGACTCATATGCGACCCAAAACCGAGCAGTAACAAAGCTAGATTATGAATCACTTGTTTATAGAATACCCCCTAAATTCGGATCTGTAAAAAGATGCGCAGCGGTACAGGATCGGGACTCTATTCGACGTAATTTAAATTTGTATGTTCTTTCTGAAAATTCTAGTGGATATTTGATCGCCTCCAATCAAGTACTTAAAAATAATCTAAAAACGTGGCTAACTGGCTATAAAATGATTAATGACACGATTGACATACTGGATGGAAGAATATTAAATCTTGGAATTAATTTTTCCCTGAGGTCGTCGCCAGACAAGAATAGGTTTGAGGTACTACAACAGTGTATTGCGGAGCTTCAAAATTATTACTTAGCAAATCCTTTTGATATTGGTGAGCCGCTTTACATAAATGATATTTATAAGAGATTGAATCGTTTGGATGGGGTAGTTGATGTGACAAATGTTAAAATTGTTCAAAAGACGGGGACCGGATATTCTAACTTAGCGTTCAACATGGACAATAATATGTCTCCTGATGGTACCATTCTTTATGTCCCGGAGGACACTGTTATCGAGATAAAGTATTTCACGGAAGATATTAAAGGAACAATTAAATAATGGGACTCAAAAGATACGTCGCCGATAAAGACACAACCATAACAAATGCGTATAAGCCAAGCTTAATTCTACGAGGAACAGGTTCCAATATGGGCTTGTCCGACGTTACAGAAGTGTTTGAAATATATGGACAAGTCACCACATCATCAGTTGAGAAGAGCAGAGCCCTTTACCAGTTCCCTACAACTACGATTAGTTCAGATCGCACAGCGGGCACAATTCCGGCGTCCGGATCGGTTAACTTCTATCTGAGACTTTTTAACGCAAGGCACGCCTCAACGACACCTCAGAGTGCAGTGTATAAGATTGCGGCACTTACTCGCTCATGGGATGAGGGTGATGGACTCTCTATGGATGCCTATAAGGACACTGGTTATGCAAATTGGGAATATGCGCTTACGGCTTCCACTGGCATAGAGGGTTGGTCCACTGAAGGAGGCGATTATTATAGTTCTTCTTCGGGCTCCTATTCTGTTACCTCAAGTGCGGGTGAAGATATCGAGGTTGACATAACACCGCTTGTGGAGCAGTGGTTAAGTGGAGAGATATCTAATAACGGCGTTATAGTAAAGCTATCGGGCACATTTGAAGACGGCTCTAAGAAAAGGTCTTACTATACTAAGAAGTTCTTTGCAAGAGGGACCGAGTTTTTCTTTAAGAAGCCAGCGATTGAAGCTAGGTGGGATTCTTCATACAAAGATAATAGAGGTAATTTCTATTATAGTAGCTCACTAGTCAACGCTGATAATAATTTAAACACTCTCTTTTTGTATAATTACGTAAATGGTCAACTTACGAACATACCAGCCTTATTACATAGTGACATTTATGTACGGCTTTATTCCGGCTCGTCGGACAACACAACTCCAAGCACTCAAGTTCTTACGCTGCCTATAGGGGGCGGCATAGCGGCAGGGAGCACATCAGATGCACTAACATATGTAACGGGTGGCTTATACAAGACTGGTATTTATACTGCTTCTATGGCTGTGACATCCTCAACGGCCAATCTGTCTACAATCTTTGATGTGTGGGTTTCCGGGAGCAATGAATACTTTACCGGATCCTTCACACCGGTCAAGAGGGCAGCGGCTCAGACCAACACGCCAGCCAGATATGTGGTTAATCTCACTAACTTAAAGTCGGCTTATACACAAGATGAAAACCCTCGATTGCGTTTATTTGTCCGCAAGAGAAATCAAAATGTTAACGTTTATACGACGTTTAACCAGGACGTACAAAACAACATCATTGAGGATGTTTATTATAAAGTTCAGCGAGTCTATGACAACTTTGAACCGGTGCCGTATGGAACTGGCAGCACAGTTAATGATTATACTCGATTATCTTACGATGTCTCTGGAAGCTACTTTGATTTTGATATGTCATTGTTGCAGACCGGCTACATGTATGGGTTCAAATTCGCTTTCTACCTTGCTGGCGATTATAAAGAGCAAAACGAAATATTTAAGTTTAGGGTTGAATAATGGGTTTAAAAGATTTATTTGACAAAGGCCAGCTCGGGAAAACCCTTGAGAGTGTCACTGTTCAAGACCTTGTGAACAGGGATGACCTAGAGTCTCAAAATTATCTTGAGGCTTATAGGGTTAATCAAGAGCGCATAATCCCACCTATTAATTTTGCAACAGCGTCCAACTTTGCTTTTTATGGTAGTGCGGAAAAGTACTATGAAAATTCTTTTGATTATATTCGTCGGAGCTATCCTTACGATGGGTCAAGAGCCGAACAGTTGTCGTGGGAAAATAGTGCATCTTTCTTAGATTTGTGGATATATGAGAACGCTT